CCGATCTGTGACCTATATGCTAGGCTAAAGACGAAACGGCCATTCCTTGGTATTTTGCTTACCAATGGTTGTTCTCTCACATAACTGTCTACCTCTTACTTCAAACTTGAAAAGTTTAAACTTGAAGGAGCAAAATGACAGCGAGAACCAAGAAGCGAACTGGCGTTCAATTCTTGTAATTCTCAAGAAGGCGATCAGAGATGGGGATCCCGCTAGGGAAACCATATCCTGGTCTTACGATTACGAGTCTCTGTGGTCCACCCGGTTACGGTTGGACGGTCGGAGATTCAATATTTGGAAATGTTCGGAGAAATCTTTCATTAGATTTCTCTCGATCAGGACCTACTGGTACAAGCGTCTACCGAAGAGCGGCAAGAATCGAGTTAAGAAACTTGCACGCAATTCGTCCGGAAGACGTCAGCTCAAAGATTATTTAGACACCTGTGACGGTGTTTTGATATCTTTGATATTCTCTTTTCCTGAACTGTTTCTGGCTGAAGGATATGCCCTCAGCGACAGAGTAAACAATGCAGTTATTTGTCAATGTTTCGCGAATTACGAAAGGTTTCAAAGAAACCTTAAGAAAATCCGGAAGACGGTCAAAAAATGCATGCTAGAAAAAAGGATTATAGAAATCGATTATTCCGAGATGCGATCATTTTCTTTCTTTGTCCGACCTCTGCAGATATTCAATGAGTATCATAAGAAGTCGAGCAAGGAAAAGATGTTTAGAGTAGCCATGTTCTGCCAGACCCGCGCCGCGGGTCTGGCGGGACAGAAGCAATTACAATCGACGATAAAGGAATTCCTTGACACCGTAACGGTGAAAAGAGAATATAAGCCAAATCGTCTCCTAAACCACTGTATAGAATCCGTGACCAGCAGGCTGGCCGAGGAAATTAGAGTGGGTTCAAATAGTCAATTCAAAATCTCGATGTCGACGTCGGCTTGCCGAGAGTCGTCAAAGAAAAATGAAGGAAAGTTCGGGTTCTTAAAGACCCTTGTTCGTGAGGCTGGGATTGAGGTCCCAGACCTACGACAGGGGATCCGCGGAACCCTTGGTAATTGGTTATGGCGGGAATCAATGGAAATGATTGAAACCCACCATGACGAAGTCTTATCTGTTAACGTGACCGGAATTCGCGAAAATGCGAAGATCCGTACGGTTACATCGGGTAGTTTCTTTAAGGAGACTGCCCTTCAACCATTTAGCCACATCACTATTAACTTAATCAAAACAGAACAAATCCTTTCTGATGGACTACAAGCCGGCCGTTTGGGCTGGCGGTTCATCCAAGAGATTGAGAAAATGAACGGAGATCGAGAGGGCCTGAATTGGATTTTCGACAATAAGGGCCCTAAGATGTACTCCTTTGATTGGGAACGAGCCACTGACATACCGACGCCCGATATGGGTGCCGATGTGACGGGTAGGCTCTTATCAAAATGCGGTCTTCCAGACGATATACTAGCCAAGGTGCTAGAGTACTGGCTGGGAGAAAAAGATTTATACTATAAGGGGAAATTCGCCGGTAAGCTAGTTAATGGCATACCGATGGGGGATCCTCTTACAAAGACCAACTTGTCATTGGCGCATCCAATCTGTGACCTATATGCTAGGTTAAAGACGCATGCGCTGTCAAAGAAAAAAGCAAATGGAGATGACTCCATTGCGATTATAAGCGATAAAGAGTATGCCGAGGCACACTCCGAATGCGCTACAATGTTGGGTTATCAAGAATCTGATCTTGATACCGCGGTCACAGACGACTGGGGGAACTACTGCGAAGAGTGGTTCCACATACCAGTGTCACCCATAAACACATGTAAATGGGGAACGCGGTTCAAGAATTCGTTATTATTACCGTATTTAGATGTTCCGAAAATTCGGACCATGATAGCCACGGAAAAAGATCGTCCTGAGTTCTCTAGTGATCCGAGGGGTAAAGCTACCCTTCTGGGTCACGACGAGGAGTATATGGATAGATACGATCCTGGTCCGACAAAAACAATCTTTGCGATTGCATCTGCTTTCCAAGATGTTACCCTGTCACTTATAGACCATAAGACACCAATATTTCTGCCTAGGCAGATATTTGGTGTGGGGAA